CCGCCGGGTCAACCCCTGTAATCTGTTCAACGGCATCGCAGACAAACAAACAACAATCATTTGCCCCGTATTTAAACGGGGTATCCTTCCGCTTGAACAAAAATTCCGCAAGCCAATGTTCCCAACCTTCGCGCCGTTCCACTATGATTTGCCAAAGATGACCACTTTATCCTGCAAAGCCGGGACAAACTCGAACCCCTTGTCCCCGGAATATTCGTTCTGCTGATCTTCGTCCGTATACCGCCGGATTCTTGTGCGCTCTAGGTCGATCAATCGGTTCTCCGCATTGACCACGATGGTCGAGGTTTCCCCGTCCTCGCCGATGATTGTGACATCGGTAAACCCATTGAACATCTCATAAGGGTCGTTCACTAATACCCCGGTTGAGGTGTTTAAAAGGGCCACCCACAAGGTACAGGCTCGGCCCTGTTCCACTTGCCCCAGAGCGGTGGAAATCATCGCACCGGGAAGACCTGACAATGAAAAAGCCACCCCGTTGGCAGATAAATCTGTTTTCTCGTTAATCGGTGAAACCCCCATGAGCTTCCCTGCCCCAGAATAGACCTCTGCGTCATAGGTCAAATCACCAACCCCCGACCATATCCTGACATCGCCCCCGGAGGTGTTTATCTTAGCCAACAAAATCGGGTGAACTTCGTCAGCTTGAACTGCGGTTCCATAGTCCGAATGTAAATTTCGCGCCATCTACACCACCCCGAAAGCTGAAAATGCAAGTCCGTATTTCTGCGCTTGCTGTAAGTCAAAGCCCACCTCGTTTGTTGCCAACCGGAACAAACCGGCGGGCGAGGTAACATCTAGGGCCGTGTTATCTGCCAATGCTGTATTGATCGAGGGCCAGATATCAAAAGTCGAGTCACCCGATCCATCTGAATCGGCATCGGCTAGGACTTTATATAATCTTGAACTTGTCCCTGTCCCTAATTGGAAATAATCCCCCGCTTTCATAATCCCTGTTTGACTCGTAGTCCACCCATCCGTGATAAGACTGTTTCCAGTTTGGCTTGCCCCCTTGATTAACGGTGTTCCGGTCGCTATCCCCCGCGCGGTCGTTCCCAGTGGATCGCCTAAGAGAAACGTCCCCTGCATCCCGTTCAATTTCAGAAAAAAAGCAATCCATTCCTCGGCATCGGCCCTAGACATCGGGGCCAGACTGCCCTCGAATTCCCACCACTGGCCTTGGTGCTTCTGTACTTGTTGCACCCCGGTGAATGGTGACTTAGACACCCCAACCACGCTCCGGGCAGTCATCCTAGCCGCTTGGTAGCTTGTTGCGTCTGGTAAACTAAGCGGATACGTTATTGCCATATTTTAAACTCCCATTGCGGCACTGAACGAACCGCCCCGCATCCGGGCTTCCGCAACCGCCTGTTTGACGTTTTCAGATATTACGGGCATCAGTCCCATCACCTCGGCCCTGACTGTGGACTGTACTCCCGTACTAAAATTTAAAGTTATATTTACACCGCCCCCGCCCAACTGGTCATTGGGTATCACCGTCCCCCCGCCAGTAGGTCGAAATAGTTCTGCACCTCGCTCACCGACTAGAGCGGTTTTGCCAGAGGGTAAAAACCCGCCACCCGCGAACTCATAATCACTGTAGTTATAATCGTTCTCAACAACCGGAATGGTTGGAGTAGGCCCCCAAGTTATCTCCTCAAATGGTTCGTCACTCCCGCCACCACCGGCTGGATTCATCAAGTTCCCTAGACCGCTGAAAAACGCTTTCTTCAGCGGGGCAAATATAAACAGCTTGACCATCTCACGCTGAACATCAAACAAGGCCGCGACCGCAACGTTCTTAAAAGACTCCATTGCATCCTCGCCGCGTTGCATGGCATTCATCATCCCATCCCCCATGCGGTCAAAAATACGCTCCCCGGCGGCAACGATATTGTTTTGAAACTCCAACTGTTTGTTTAATTTTTGCTGTATGTCAATCAAGTCTTTATATTCGTTTCTATAAAGGGAGATCTCCTCATCCATCAAATGCGTTCCCTTATCCCGCAACTTATTCTCGAACTCAAGCAACGGGATCAGGTCTTTATTGCCTGACACTTCAAGTTGCAATGCGTCATTTGCCCGTTGTCTTTGCGTGAGCATAGCCTGTAATGCTTGATGTTGCTTGCCAATAACATCTATATTAAACGGCCCCCCCGCCTTCTCTATCAACCCGATTGAGTCCTTCGGGTCACCGGGGAAGTTCGCATCGTCCAAATAGGGCTTCTTCTCGCCTTTTGTTTCTTTTACGAACTTCCCAGATGCGGTTTCCAGTTCCTTGAGAACTTCTTTTGCTTCCTGCAAATCATCTGTAAGCCAAATCCTAGTTAATAATTCAGCGGGGCCGAATGCGTCATGTAAATCATCAACTGCCTCCTGTAACCTTTGGACTTCATCTCTTGCTCTTGCTAGTGGGATGACAAGCTCCTTTTCGGTCATCCCTTCAACCCCACGCAAGGTACGCAATAACTCAAGAACACTTTGCGCCATTCCGGTGAGAGCTTTTGCATTTTCAAGAATCGCCGCAGTGAACTGGATTTTAAGCACCTTTGCGACAGTGGAGAACTTGTCGTTCATTTCTTCAGCATCACGCAGTAGCCTTTCCTCAATCACTAAACCTAAAGCATGAGCTTCTTCTCTGGTGCGGTTGAATACATCTATCCCATTCTCGAACGCCGTGGTCATCAACTTGCCAGCCCTGCCAAGAGCCGCGCTTGACAGTGCCATCCTGTCCGCTTGGTTCCTCGTCCCAGCCAAAGCGTCCATAAAAATATTCAGTGCTTTGGTATTATTTTCCGCACCCGTCAACAAATCCAATAGAGGTTGGTTGGTTTTTCTGAGGATGGTAATCATCGTGCCAGTTCCGGCACGGGCTTCACCGATGGCCTTTGAAAACTGCAAAAGCCCCTTGTTTAAGGTTTCTTCTTCGACCCCGGCGAGTCCAAACGCATACCGCAATTCTTGTAGATCATTAGTGGCGATCCCGATTCTTCCTGACATCTTCCGAATTTCATCGGCGGTCTTGGCGGCCTCTTTCGCCATCACAACAAAGCCCGCTCCCAGAGCAAGGGCCATCGCTCCATGCACCCCGGAAACCGCATTCTTTAAGCGCATTAATCTCCCTTGAACGGAATTGAATGCGGTCTTAGTCTTATCCTTGCCCCTTATATGGATGTCAGCTTGAGCAACTTTAGTCATTTTTTATGTTTCTCATTTTGTATTTTAAAATAAGCTAACCAGTGATTAAATTCGGATACAGAAATATCGTTTAATTCTCCCATCGTTTTATGTAATTGCTCACCAACAAAGAAACGTGAGAATAAATCCATATCCGCAATCAGTTTTTTTCCGCTTCTTCCATTCCGCCCGGATTAAACATTCCAGAGATAACTTTTTCCACGGTTTTAAAACTGACGTTGTTCAAGAGAGTCACCTTGTTATCAAGAGTAAACAACTTTTCCCCTTGCTCATCTTCGGCTTTTAAAATCAGCGCATATACCGCCATTTGAAACGGTGAATTCTTCGACTGTGCGTTAATCTTGTCTTGCTCCCTTAACGATAAAGGACTCATGTAAATATCTTGCTCCCACTCTTCGACAAAAAAGTGCTTCCGCTCTTGATTGTTGAAATGCGACTTGATTCGCTCTAGTAATTCTTTCTTGTCTGTCATATTTTAGACCTCTCGTTTTGAGGTGGTTCTATGGATTAATAACTCACACGGTTGATAAAGTTAATGAGCCGCTACCCGTTAAACCATAACTTGCTTCGACCATTCCATCAATCGTTGCGGAGCGGTCAATACTCGTTACAATCGCAGTCCCGGTGTAATACTTATCGGTGGAATCGCCGCCCTCTGGGTAAAACTTGATTGTGATTTCGGCCCCCACGGTCATAGCGACTTGAGCGGTATCAGACTCATCCCAAAATACGTCCACCGACCCAGAGAATGAAGTCTGGCCCGCCTTGAATGTTTTCGAATCGTTCCCGATTGTGGTGTCATCAATCGTGTTCGCCGTTTCGTTAAATGAATAGCTTTTAATTTCTGCGACAGCATCGGTTCCAACGTGAACCGTGCCTTCGCTACCTTTATGATTTGACATTTTTTTAACCTTTCCGGGCAATAAAAAAGCCCATGTTTAGTGCTTACGCACACAACTAGGGCATCGAGTAATTCGTTGGTTCCTAGATTATTAATTTTGACTTAGGACTTCTCTTTCGAGTTGGTTCCCTTTGCCTCTGATAAACTTTCATCCAGTTTTAAATTTTCAGTTACTTCGAGTTTTATCTTTCTAGATAAACTCCCCTTATAAAAGGATAATGTGATCGTACCGGAAAAACGATTCCGGGCCAGTTCATTTATTCTTTCGATCAGTTTTTCCATAGGCCTTCGGCTTTTCGGTTTTAGCTTTTGGCTCTAAAGTCCAGCCCATATCTAAGTATTGCTGTTTATAAGCCGGGTATGCGTGAACTGGTTCTCCGCCTCCCGGTGGGTAGAATGTCATTTTTGTGTTAGCCATATATCACCTAATTATTAAGATAAGACAGTTTGCGGTGCGCCCTGTTTTACACGGTATCTAATTTGCCAGAGCATATTTAAACTAAGGATTGGGCTATCGCCGGAGCCAGTGCGATCCTCAACCGTTGCCTCGGTCAACCATAAATCTTTTGATTTTCCCCCTAGCGTCAAATCGGCTTCCAGTGCGGTTTGCACCTCTTTGCGTATTTCAAAGAGATTGTTTTCCGCAGTTGTTTCAGATGCGTCCTTTTCTACGGCATCAATCGCCACGGAAATAACATAGTGAATCCCCTTGTTCCCGTCAGTCTGCATCCCTAACAATTCATCCTCCATGATGTCCTCTTGTGCGTAAATCAAAAGCGCGGGCAATTGCGATTCTGTCATGGTATGGACTCTTGATCGAAAAACATTTGAACCGGTTGTGGACAACCCGGTGCAAGCTGTTACCACTGCATCCAAAACCTGTTTTGCCACATGATCTGCCATACTAATCCTTTAAAATAATTGTTGCTTGTTTTGCAACTTCATCTTTTATGATCGGCCCCACAACCTTATAGGTCACGCTATCAATCACAAACGTGTCATCTTCCACCGCAGAACTAACGTCTGAATAAGCACAAGTAAAACGCGGAGCCGTAGCCTCAACCTCAACCCCGCTTGCTTCAACCAAGGCGGATTCATTGTCAAAGATTCCTTTCACCGTTGTACTGGTTCCGGCACTAACATCATTGAATGTGGCACTAACGCCGAAATCACGATCATTGAAAAACTGGCCCATCGTTTCAATCATTTATTTTTTCTTCTTTTTAGTTTCACTTTTAACTTCGCCATGAACTGCCTTGTCCATGCCGACTAATATGTGCGCCTCATCTTCGGACACCTCTGCCATTTTCCCGACTTCGTAATGCAAGCCTTTTATAAAGCAAGCCCGTGTTATTGTCACTTTTTTCATAATTAATCCCTTTTATTAAAAATTCGGCTTCGTCAGATGCCGTGTAATCGACTTTTATTAGAGGACGCTACCTCTAGCACCCCCCTAAATCCAGAAAAACACGCTCCCCATCCAATATCAATGCCACTCATTTCTTTGATATATAGGCCCTGATTAATATAATGCAAGCAATTACAACTAGAGCGACAACCATTCCATTCCCTAGACTATAATCACTTACTTTCACAGGGCCAACTTCAACACTGGGAAGCTCTTTTGGAGCTTCAACAACAATTGTTTGCGAAGCCATATTACTCTCAAGTGGAGCGGTTTTTGTAATAACAACATTTTCAGGCATTATTTTTTTCCTTTGAATTTTATTAGGAAGCGGGGGCCGAAACCCCCGCTATCCCGGTAAAACTTAGGTGGTAAGGTAGTCCTGCGTTGCGCTGAAGCTCTGTGCGTGACGCACCGCTATATCAACGTCTGCAAATACCACAACCCGGATGGTTCCACTGCCAGACCCCGTGTACGGATCGACCAGAATATCCGTTCCACCCCACTGCCCGATAATCAAGTCAGCGAAGTTTCCGAAGATAAACGCCGAACATACACCGGAACTCGTACCCTTCGTCAAGTTGCTTGGCACATTATTCGTCTGAACAACTCGATAACCGAAAAGATCGTTGCGGTCATCCATTATGAAACGGGAATCGGTACTTGAAACCCGAACCACATTACGCATTTTGGCAACAACTTTTGGGTTTGTTAAAAATGCAAGGTTCCCACCAAGCGCATTGTCAATGGACACCTCACGAACATTATTTACAACCGATTCCCAAGTGGGGGCTAACCCGTTGTCACCCATATTCGTGGCTCCGATACCGGAGGTTTGCAGAATACCCGTGGGTTCATTACTTCCCCCGCCGTTGATACCAACCGTATCAATAGCGGAAGCCACTTGCTGAACCATGTCGTTTCTGAAAATGTTTTCAGCATCGGGCGTTCCTTGCTTGGACAATTTTCGAGATATATCCACATACGCACCGACTGTGGAAGGGGCCATACTTATCTGCCTGACTGTAGGAGCGCCCTCTATCGGGACACCTGACTCAGCCACCCAATATGTACTTGTCTTGGCATTGAGAGCCGGGATAGCCACATCGCCCACCAATCCGGTCATCATTTTTGCGCCAAGGTCAGCAAGTACAAGTTTCGGACGCAAGGCATCAACAAAGTCAGATGCCAAGAGATCCGTTCCCTTTAAATTACCACCCGCAGTCGCACTACCCACGGTCATGTCCCTTTTGCCCCACTCAATGTCGCTCGGAGCATAAAAGCCTCTAGGTTCTTTGCCTAAACGCTTGGCAATTTCCTTTGACGCTTCCCGCTCTAACCCGGCATTCGACCAATCGCCAGAAGCAGATGCGTTGATAGCTCTGAACATTGAATAAGAGCGTCTTTCTTTTGGCTCCATGTCGAGGTTGTCCGGGGCAGATTGAACCGCCGGGGACGGAGTTTCGTAATCATCCAAGATCGCCTTACGCATCTCTTCAACTGAACGCCCGCCATCAATGTACTGGTGAGCCAAGTCACCTTTATTAAACTTGTCACCAAGCGCAATCAAATCTTGCACTCTGGAAACTTCACCCCTTCGGGCTTCTTTCTTAATTTGCTCAACGTCCACACTAGGCGCGGGTTCGTTGACCACTTCAACTTTGTCAGTCATTGGTTTCACCTCTTCAATTAATGGTTTGATTCTAGTGATGAAAGAATCATCTACGGATCGGCCCACGCCGACACTCGCATCCGCCGGGATCGTAACCAGAGATATTTCCATTGGCTCCCAATCAGTTGCGCGGAATAATTTTTCGTCACCCTTGTCATCTTGTTCCTCTAGCGTGTGAATGTGATAACCCACGCTAATGCCGGAACGGATTCCATCTTTAACATCTTGGAACACCTCTTCAGCCCGATCAGATTTTCCGAATCTGACCTGCGCCCGCGCCACGCGGTCTTGGCCTACTGTTACATCCTCGACCTTACCCACAAGGTCATTTGGGTCGTGATTGACCAACAATGGCCCCATCTCTCTCAAGCGACCAAGCCGGATTGAGCGGGCATCGTGATCTAAAACTTCCGTGCCAAAAAACCGTTCAACGGGTTCTTCGGAGCTAAATGCTACTGACACCGTCCTGTCTTCCGCAACGTCAGAAATCTGAACCTCGCGGAACAACATCCCGGTTTTTAAATTATTCTGTGTCATTGTTTACTGCCTCCTGATCGTTGGCATTTGAACCAATTGAAATTCCTATTTGCTCCGCAAGTTGCTCTTCGGCTTTTAGTTGGTTGAAAACCTCTTCTATATCCATCCCCTTCTCGGAAAGAATATCGGCGCGGGTTTTTAAGCCCAAGCCCAATTCAACCCCGTTGGCGTTTGCATCTTTCACCGGATCAACCCATTCCCATCCACGCGGTTGCCACTTTGGGTTTTCAAACTTGAAAACTTTCCGGGGCGGTATCGTTCCTAAAGCCCCGCGAAGCACGGACATTTTCAACCACTCTGAATAAACGGGTTGGCAAAAATGCTCAACCATCCAATTTTGAATCACGCGCCAGTTTTGCCGTTCTTCTAATACGCCTGACCTGATGGATGAAAAATTCACACCTTCCAAGTCACTAGCCAGCGAGTTATATGCAACATTCAACCCTGACGCGATACCGCGTAAACTTGTTTTCATAAAGGGTGCGAAATTTCCGGCGGGATGCGTGGGATCAAAACTCTGGAAGTCCATCCCCGGCGGAAGCAACTCCATTGCCCCCGGCGAAGCTTCACTCACCGTGTTACCAAGCGAGTCTATATCATCGCCTAAATATCCTTCGGCTCCCCCGGCATCAGGTTTGAAAAAGCCCATCTTGCAAGCTGATGCTCTGGAACTTATTAGCTCCGCTTCTTCATATTCTCCGATTTGATGGAGCCTTGTCATCGCGGTTACCATCCAACTAACGCCCCGCGCTTGCGAAGGTCTTTCCTGACGGTATAGATGAATGATTTCGTTCGCGGGAACCACTTGATACTTGCGTCCGGCAAGAGGTGTGATCGACTCGCCCGGATGCCGATCCAGCAACCAGTAATTCACGGGCCGCCGCCACTTGTTAATTTCCACACTCATTCGAATACGGTTCCCGTTTTGTAAGTCCTTGTTTAAGTCCTCTTGAAGATGATCCGCTTCAATCAACTCCAATGAAAAACCGAATGGGTTGTCAGCGGACTCAACTTTGCGAATCAGAATTTCACCATCGCGGGCCACGGACTCAACCACTAACCGCTGGACATCCACCCATGTCAGGTTGCCTGTGACTGTGCAACTCTCACGCTTGCCCCATTCTTTCCACCTATCCTCCATCAACTGATTGTCCAATGCGTCAAACGATCCATCCGGGCTTTTCGCTTTTGACTGCATCACGATCCCCTTAGAACCCACCACATTGGTTTTGACCATTTCCATGTATTTTTTAGCATAATCATTGTTCCGTGTTAATTCTCTGGCCCGCGCACGGATTCGATTCAATGAAACCCGCAACTCTTCGTCCGCCGTCTTGTTTGAAGTGGCCCAATCTTGGAACAATCGCCCCACCGCACTGGCATCATAGCTACGCTGACGCTTTTTTTGCCTTTTAAAAAGCTTGGCTATCGTTGCTTTTATCATTTAACAAACCTTGTTAGAATTTTCTTGCGCGTTCCTAATCCATTATTGATGCGATCCTCGTCCACCTCTTGCTGATAGATCCGTTTCCACCGCATATATTCCTGCCGTATCTCAACGGATGACATTTTTGAAATGGATCGTCCGGCGATTGAATAAGATAATTGTTCAAGCGTACTGTTTGATATTTGATTTGTGAAAAGGGACTCATAAGCGTCTGTCATCTTTTTTGCAACGGAACGATCATCATATCCTGACGATTGCTCTGCGAAGTCTGTCTTGATTTCAATGAAACCATTATCAACAACGTAAACATCTGACCCGGATCGCGCTTCCACCACCCACTTATATTTACCCACGGTATAACCCGCCGTGGTTGATGCCGATAAACTGACCGAATGGTTCTCCGTTGACCCGTCTTGCGAAGAATTGAACTGTATGCGCGTCCCGTCTTTAACCAACGTATAGTACAAAGTCCAACTGGAAGCCGGGAAGTCACTTAGATCCGTCCGCTTCCATTTAACCGTTTCACCCGAAAAAAACTCACGCGGTTCTGTTTCCGGCGGAGTATTTGGATCAGGAACTATTAAAACCATTTCTTTCCCCTCTTGACAAAATTAGATCGTCTTATTTGTTGACGGGCGGACTGTTTAGGTTCCGTGATCACTTCACCCGCTTGCTTTGCTTCCATATTTTTCTGGATCGCTTCAAAGTTTGGATTTAAAATTCTCAAAGCAACATAATTATAAACAAAGATATCCAGAGCTTCGTTTCGTTTTCTATTTTTACGCATGACCCATTCACGATAAGGAATTCCCTTTTTGAACCGGGTGACACAATGCTCCGCTGTTAGCTGATCAAAATAATCCGGCAAGTAGTCCACCGGAAAATGGCAATATCCCGCTCCCGGCTCCGCGATCTCCATGCGCCCGAATAAAGTATCCTTCACTGAATCCGTGCCGATCACAAAAAACCTCACGCCTGTTTTGCGATCCTGACTCATGCGATGCAACGCCGGAACTCCGCGAACTGATGATCCTTTTATCGGATACACGCGCCCCGGTTGTTTTTTCTTACAGAACTGATAAACCTCTTGGGTATGCTGTCCACCACTGTCCACCGTTACACAAGCCACTTTCAAAGTTCCGCCTGTCGCGGTTTTAAAAGTTTTGCTCATTTGCTGATCAAGCGAATCCCATAGCTCTTGCCCTGACGGGTTGCCCGCAAGCACAACATATTCGATGCCCCATGTTTCCTCGTTTAATCCCCATCCGCGAAACTCTAACTCCAAGCGATCAATCTGAACGTCAACTGCCATCGTGATAAGCAGAACGCCTTCGGGTAAATGCTCCGGCGGATAATGTTCACGCCTAGCCAATAAAGAATTCTGATCAACGGAATCGCCGGACTCTTCAAAGCTTTCACCAAGCGAAGTATTGATCCACACCTTTAAGGTTTCGGGAAATTTCTTCGCTTCTAAAAATCTGGCAACCATGTCAGACCATCGTACCCACGGAGAATAAAGCTCATTAATATGGAACCCGGCAATCCCGTTGAATTTTTCACCCGCGACCCAATTACCTTTTAAAATCATGCGATCCCTGTCGCGTTCATGGATTTCCTTTTCGCACTCTTCGCAAATCAGTCGCGCAGTGTCAGGCCGATCCTTATCCCATTTAATATTGCGCCATTTTAAAACTTGATAAGCTTCGCAGTGTGGGCATGGAACCTGATAGGTTCTTTGGTCACTTTCCTGATAAGCCATTTCGATCCGGCTTGATCCTTTGACCGTTGGCGTTCCACACATCCCCACTTTTCTATTCCAATAGGTTTTGGTTCTGGCCCGTGCTAAATTTGAAGGATCGCCCTCTGTCCCGGCGGACGGTGGATATCGGTCAGGCTCATCAAGCAAGACCACGCGGATCGGGCGGGATGCAAGACTAGCTGGGGAGTTCGCCCCGATAACACTAAGCCTCCCGCCGTCAAAGCTCTTTGCCAGTATGGTATTTTCGGAGTTCTTTGCGCGGGGGTCTTTGATAAGTCCTTTTAGAACCTTGGAATCGCGTATCATCGGAGCGAACCTGTCTTTTGACCACGTTTGTGCCATTGCCAAAGACGGTTGAACCATAAGAATCGGGCAGGGTTGCTGATGAATAAAAAAACCGATTACGTTATTAACGAAGGATTCAGTTTTCCCAATCTGCGCGGATGCCATCAAAACAACCTCTTCCACTTCGGGATCGGAAAACGCATCCATCCACCCCTGTTGAAAGTAAGCACGGGACAATTGATACTGCCCCGCTTCGGCGGATGATTCTGACGAAAGAAAGCGAAACTTTGAAGCCCACTCGCTGACCGTTAAATCAGATGGTGGCTCCCACTGCCTGATCGTTTCTTTCCAGATCGTTTGTCGCGCTGTCGCTAGACTCATTCGATAGCTCTTCCAAAGCTTGATTAATATGTTGCTTGATCATCCGTTCCATTTCCCGCGCATTCTCACACCCCGGAAGTTGCGGACTGACCTTTGCCGGGATCGCAAGCAATCTTGATTTGCAAGCTGTAACCATCCGGCACCAATCCTTTTTAATCTCTTCGACTTCCAGTAAATCCCCACGCCTTCTTTTTAATTCCAACTCTGCAAGATCCGCCTTGTACTTTTCATGCCGTGCTTTTTCTCTGGATAGCACCGGGGCGTTTGCGGGGTTGTTGCGCTTGACATATTCCCGAAGTTCATCTTCGTCAATCTTGCTCCCCTCATAACGGTTTAGCTTTCCTTCTTTGATATAGCGGAGCAAGGTTTCACGGCTGATCATCAACCGCTTTGCCGTTTCGGTTTGAGTGATCAGTGTGCGCTTAGATGTCAAAATTCCTGCCATAATGTCAATTGGTTATACCGTCAAAAATCTAGCTAAAACCCGCCCCGCCGCGTACC